GTCTTTAAGTTCTTCACCTAATAAATCATCTGGTCCTAATTCTTTAACTTTGTTTGCTTCACTTACTAGTTTATAAATGTAAGGGAACACACTTTTAAGTTCTTCATTAAACTGTTTGATTGTAAGTTGTGCAGTCCAATCAGTTGCAACATCTTCTGGTACTTCTTCAAGTACAACACTTTGAAAGTTTTCAGTTGCTTCTTTGTAATATTTTTTATTTTGTAATTTTGCTACTGTGTTTTTAACAGTTTCAATACGCTCGTTTACAACATCCATATAATCTGCAAGACCTTCAGCCATGACACTGCTTCTTGACATATATGTTTTGAACTTACGTAATTTGTTCATTTCTTCTGATAACCCTACAATGTGCTTACCAAAGTCATCGTACATGTTGCCGCCTTCTGCTACATGCATTGCCATTGCTCTAGCACCATTCAAATGTTTGTATGGATACTTAAAACGTTCGCCATTTGCACTTTCAATATAAATGCTTCCAATTTTTTGTGAGCGTCCGCCTGCTAATTCTTGGTTTATGTTTTCGCTATGCTTGACACAAATTCTTGCATCTGCTATATTCTGGTAACTAGTTTTGCTAGTTCCATACATCGTTGATTCTGTCATGGTGTTATCTCCGTTCTTATTAGATAAGAATTTGTAATCTCTCTTTTCTAAGTTAGACTTTTCAATGTCTCTTACTTCAAAGTTTAACATTCTTTTTTTGGCAAATACTCTCATTTCTTTCAAAAAATCATACCATTTTGTTTTCATAGATGCACTGTTAGAGTCAAATAAGTTTTCGCTATACATAACTACAACGCCGTCTTCATCTAAACTAACACTTACTTTCCCGCCCTGATCACCATATGTAAATTCATAAAAACGTGATTCTGATGGCATATTAGTAGTAATACCTTCTGCATTACCTATCGTGATGTTTTTAAATCTACCACGTAGTTTAGAAAACAGTTCTTCGCCAATTTTATTTAAGTCTTTCATGCTAATATTTATCAATAATTGTTAGTAACGAAGATTGGCATTGGCTCAATATAGTCACCGTGTTGCTCTGCTTGATTGAAAGTATCATAAATTCTAGGATCCCAATCCTTTAATACATCCATCATTCTAATGGCTAACAGCGTTGCACTCACAAGATCGTCTGTTGATCCTAGTTTTGCTTGATAACTAGAGCCTGTTGCTACGTAATTTTTTAGTTCAGTTATCATAGGTTTACTGTGTAATACCATTTTGTCATTTTCTACCATAGTTTTTAATCTGCTACATGCAGTAACTTTTGTACTATGTGTTGTATTAAATCCTTTGCGAAACTTTCTTACATGCCCTTTTCTTATTGGTTCACTTACAAATAGTCCTGGAATATTTTCTTCGCCAAAATCATTTATAACAATTAAGGCCGCTTCGCCTAATCCGTTGTTCTCAACACTCCAATATATGCTGTTAGCATCTCCTATTTCTTTTTCAATGTGTTTGCAAATATCACACATAATACGTATTTGGGCAGGTATTGCTGTTTGATTGTGTTGCCATTCTGCAACCTGTTCGTAACTAGGAAGTTCAAAAACTTGTATTGCGGCATTATCTCCACCTGTACCCATACTTGGGTCAAGTGCTACTGCATATGTAAACTCTGGACTAGGTTTTTTGTACCATCGTGTTTGCCCCATATTGATAATAGGATTACCGCCTTCCATAGCCGCAAGTTTAATTGAATTAATTAATGTTTCGTCATATACTAAAAATTCACATTCATATTCACGACGAAAACGTTCTTCGCCTATACGCCCTAATTCTTCAGCCTTCCATGTGTCGTCTCTATCAGGATGTTCTTGCCAGTAACTACGGAAACTATGAAATCCGTTTTTGCCTACTGCTTGCTCGTTACCATGCTCGTCGAATTTATCTTCTGCTTGTTTCCATATGGTAGCAAATGTATCTTCATCTGAATTTGGTGTGCTTGTAAGAATTGCACGACCACCAGTTGCTAGTGTTGGAGATATTGATGTCCAAAAATCTGTAGCAACATTGGGCTGGACAAATGCAAACTCATCACAGTATAATAATGAAATACTCATACCACGTCCTGTGTTACCTGTAGTTGTAGCACTAACAATACGTGAACCGTTTTCAAATTCAATACTACCTTTGTTGTAGTTTGTTACTCCTGCCCTAATATGATCTGCACACATTTCATACCCGTATCTTATACGTTGCATAATTTCTTGAGCACCAGTATATTTGTGTGCGGCGATTAATATAGTTTGGTCTGGAACAAACATAGCATACCATAATAGATAGATTGCGGCACAGGTTGTTTTACCTGTTTGCCTTGGCAACATGTTAATATTGAATCTGTGGTTGTGATAACTTTGGAGCAGTCTTGTTTGATATTCATATGGAGCAAATAACAACTTGCCTCTTACAGGGTGTTGTATGTATGCAAAGTGTCTAGCAAAATAATCGTAGCCGTTTTCTTTGTCGCTACATTTTAATAATTGCTCAACTTGCTCATTTGTAAATGTTTCTCTTTTATTGGCTTTTTTAATTAAAACGCCATCTAACGATTTGCTCATAACAATATTTAGTGAAAAAAATAGGGCCCTTAGGCCCTATTGAGTCTGGGGGGAATTAGCCGCAGTGTGCCGCGAATAGTTTTTCAAATTCGCCTTTGCCACAGCCATATTTTTCTGAAACTTTATCAAACATTTCTGTCTTTGAACATCCGCTTGCTTTAAGTTTTTTCATTTCGCCTACGCAACCTGATTCGTCAAATGAGCCATCACCGTCTTTGCCAGTTTTTTTGAACTTGCCTTCTGATACAGACTCGCCCATACAATGTGCGGCATAAAGTTCTTCTATTTCTTCTTTATTGCAACCCATTTCTGTGTACTTCTTAACAATGTCTGCTTTGCTCATACCGTCATCTGCACATTTTTTTATTTCTTTGCCACTTGGTAATTTTACTTCTTTACCTTCTGCCATTTTGTTGATTAATGCATCTCTTAAGGCCGCTTGTAATTCTTCAACAGCCATTGCATTATCACCGTCTTGTGCTTTTGCATACATTTGTTTTTCGCGATTCAATCCGCCTGATAAATCTTTTGTCATGTACTTATGATCTTTATAATCTTCTTCTGGTGAGTTTGCGTATCCTGCTTCTTCAACATCGTCTTCCATGCCCATGCCCATAAGTTTATCTTTATCATCATCTTTGTCCATGTCTGGTTTGCCCATGCTTGGCATATCAGGTGGTCCGTCCATTCCGTCAATGTCAATAGGTGCCATTTTAACAAGGTCACGCATTTTGCCCATGTCTGGTGGAGGTCCCATATCAACTGGTTTAGCATCTGGTGCTCCGCCGTCACGCATTATTTGTGCTAGACGTGCTACATCATCTGCTGTATCACCTGACATATTAATACTCATTGAAGCCGCTTCATTAATTTGCTTAACTTCTTTTGGTGTTGGATCCATAGAATCTAAAGTGTTCTCTAGGTCCGTAAGTTTCTGTAATAGATCTTTCATATTATCCTCCTATAACTGCTTTAGTGTTTTCTGATGAATCAATGTCAGCACTTTCGCCTTTTGGCGCCGCTTCCATTGGATCTGTGTTACGTTCTTTACGTGCTACTTCTAACTCTTTGAGTAAATCCATTACTCTGTTACCAGCAACATGATCTTGTGCTTTTGGATCTGCTTGTTCCATTTCTAAAGTATCAAGTTTTGATTCGTAAGGTTCACCGCTTTTTGGTGCTTGATATTCTTCTCTTGGATCATTAGCATTTCTTACAATTAGATGACTCTGTAAACAATGACAACATTTTGGAATGTATTCTTGTAATACTTGTGGTGTAGTTGGATATCCAACTTCTGCATCATAGTACGTTACTTCCATGTTCTGTAATTGTGGAAAATCTAGTGGTCTTTCTTGTATTGGCGTCTTTTTACCATTTGACATATTAATTAAGTCAAATTTTTTCAAGCAAGTTTCAAGTGCTTCTTCGAAACCTTCATGCCTTTCGCCTGCCACTCCAATTTTGAATTCATAAGTCTTTTTTGACTCTGTTAATATTTGTGTAAATGTTTTCATGACGGTCATCCTCTATTACTATTTATCTTTATCCAAGTCTTTTAACTTCGCTAATAGACTATTCCTATCAGTTACAATAGCACCTTGTCCATTAACTATTCCACCTTCTTCTATGGGTGAATCCTTGTCTAACTTCTCTTTTTTAAGTTGTAATTCAATCATTTTCAACTTTTTATCCATTTTAGCAACTTTTGCATCTAATGTTGTCTTAAGCATACTACCTGCAACTTCAAAAACCCTACCAGAATATCTGCTTTCTACATTCATTCCCAGATCCATTAGATCTTCATAACTTTGCATTGCTTTATCTGCAATTTCATTTAGTTCAGCATCTGCTTTTTCGCCTAATCCTTTTACACTAGGCAATGCACTTGCAATTTTATCAAACTCTGCTATGTCACGCATAGTTTCTTTTTGCTCTGCAACTTCATATTTCTTTTGTTGCTTTTGCTGTTCTGATGCTTCGTCTATAATTTCTTTAGAGTCAGGCAAATCTAATAAATCTTGTAGTTTCTTTGTCATTTTATGCTCACATTAACTGCTACTATTATTTAGCACTATTAGGATCGCTTGACCACATTTCTTTAGTGATCTTAATATACCATGCTCTAAATGGCTTACCTAAGCCTTCTCCCATAGGATTATACAGATATTTTTTAAGATAATCTGGATATCCTTTTCCTGAACCTGCATTGTTTGTCTTTATAAAGACTTTGTCAACATATTGGAATACATCATTAAAGAAAAACTTCCAATCAAATAATTCTCCTGGCTTTAAACATTCTCTATCAAACACAGTTCTAGTAGCAATAAACAAATCATATTTGCCTGGAAAGTCCATAGGCTTACCGTTGTCAATCCATAAATGGTGTCTTTTCAAATTAATGATATCACAGCATTGTTTGTACATTGGGCCTGTTTGCTCTTCATCGACATCAGTTGCTTCAACATGTATACCTTTTTGCATAAGCAAGTATGGCAACATTCCTACACCAGTACCTACATCAACTGCTGTCTTTACATCTTTTAGCATACCAAATTCTTCTGCTTTTTTAACCATGTATTCTTTTTCTGGATAGTGTATTTCCCATTGCCTAATATATTTTGCACCCCTTGCTTTTTTATCATACTGGTTTGCTATATCAAGCATTTTAGTTTTATATTCTGCTAAATTCATTATCGTCTCCTTCCACTATGGAAGATATCTTGCTCGGTAACTATTCTAAAATACATTCCTTTTTGTTTACACCATGCTCTAGCGGCTTCCCATTTTGCCTGGTTTACAATCCAAGATGCTTGGTTATGTTTACTACGTCCTAGTTTTTCTTTTAGTGTTTGATTTTCTGGCTTGACTTCTATTATTTCAACTTTTCTACTTCCATTTTTGTTTGCATATGCAATAAAAAAATCTGGCACATATATTGTATGCTTACCTGTTAATGGATTTCTATAAGGAATTTTTACTGCTTCACTAGCCCATGCTTGAATATAAGCATGTTCATCACACATTTTCATAAAAGCAAATTCCCAACTACTTCTATAAGTAGGAGTTCTATTGCCTATATACTTGTCTGGATTTTTAAGGTTGTATTTTCCTTGAGCAAAGCGTCCCATGGATCTATACCACTATGTTGCGTGATTCTTGTCTAGTTATAGTGTTATCTGTTTTGAATCCTATTACACTAACTTTAGATCTATTGTAGTTAACAATTTCTCCAACTAACCCACTAATTTGTACGTCTTCTAAACCTTTTAGTGTGTCAAGCAAAGTGTAAACATTTACATTATCTATTTTTGCTTGTTGTAATAAAACCGTTGCAACGCCAGTTGCTGAACTCTCTTCAAATCCTCTTTTAAGAAAAAAACCTACTACTGAATCAACTTGTGTTGCACTATAAGATATTGGATCAGTAAAGTATTTGTCAAAAAATTCTTTTACTTCTGCTGAACTATCAATTGGTTCTAATTTGTAACTACCTGTGCTTGCCATTAAAATGGTCCGTTTCTTTCTGCTTGTAATGTTGATCCTGAACTAGAACCAACTGATGTAGATGTGCCTACGGGTCCACCAGCACCACCGAAAGCATCTAAATTGGCACTACTTGCACTAACACCTGCTGTCGTGCTATTATTTGCGGCCGCTTGCATTATTCTATCATTATAAATTGCACTGCTAGTATTAACAGATCCTCCGCTTGTACTTGTCACCGACGCACCTCCTCCGTTACCTGAAGATTTTGGTATGTTAATATTACTTAATCCGCCAACGTTTTCCTTACCTATATTTGTGATTGCTCCTTTTAATATATTAAATCCTTCTTCACGCAATCCTTCTTTTGTTAAATTTTTTGCATTTTTAAAAGTGTTAAATGCTGTAAGTGCAGTACCTAAGTTAAATTGTCCGCCTGCTATATCTCCAAGAACGTCACTAATTCCGCCAAGAACACCTCCGCCTCCGAATAGACTACTTGTACCCCCGCCACCTATTGTAAGGGGACTAGGTGTTTTATCATAATGTGCAGTTGCAAATCCTTTAGGACTATTTTCTCCTACTGGTCCTCTGCTGTAAAATACTGCTTCGTAAGCAATACTAATTTGGTTTTGTGAAGGTGTACTATTATCACCACTATCCATTTGATCATGTGTTAAACCAGTTACCATAGGATTTACTAAAGTATATCCTAAGTATTCATGTCTTGCCATTTGATAAATTGTTATTTTATTAAAGAAGGGTGCTTTATGATCGTTGTCTAAACCATATCTATAATTTTGTGATATAGAATTACCATATGTATTCCTCGGATTATATGGAGGACTCACTCCTTCGCTACGATGATTGCCGTCTCTAAAATAAAATCTATAATATGCTTCCATAAGTGTAGTAGTCAATCCCATGTTATCATCATGAAATGTTATATTGACTGGATCATATTCAATACTTGTTTGAAGATTCTTTTTTCGATTATACATATTTTTAGTTGCTGTTTGTATACTAAACTTAGGTAAATCTACTTGCTTAACAAGCATATTAATTTCTTGTTTGTGTCTTTGATCTAATTGGGGGATAACTTTCATTGCTTCATCGCTTAATTCGAATACACAATGATATAAAAATTTTGTTTTAGGTGCAAGCCTAAAGCCATCGTCAACAAATAGTCGAGAAGCGTGTTGATAATCTTTTAAATTACCACCAGGGTTCAATGCTCCCTGTAAAACGTTATTTAAGAATCCATTAAGTATGTTCGCCATATAAATATTTATCCTTAAAAGAAAAGTGCGTATAAAATGAAAAAGGGTGACCTTAGCCACCCTTTTATAATACTATGGCAATATTGTGCGGTTTATTATAGTCCGCCACCGCCTGTTACTAGGCTGTTAATAGTTCTACCAACTGCTGTACCAATACCTTCACCTGTTGGTGTCTGTATAGCATTGTCATAACGCATTGCAAGTGCAATAGTTACTGGTTCATTTGAACTATATGCTAGTGTGTTATAGTTTGCATTTTGTATAAAGCAACCGTATAACTCGAATGTTTCTAGTACGCCTGGTGTGTTAGCACCGTTACCACCATCTAAGATTTCAATACGTGTAGTGTATTTGTAATCAATACCTGATGCCGCACTTGACTGTTCGAAAAAGTCAAATTGTTTCTGAAGTTGTTCGCCAACTAGTTTTTGTACACTGTTGTTTACATCTTCTCTTAAGTTTAATGTAATTGGTTCCCAAGTAGGACGTCCTGCTAAGTATGCTCTACTGTTGTAAACTGGAATTTCTAATTCTTCGAAGTTTACTGTTGGGCGTGTTACATCAATAACTTGTTTAGTTAATTCTGTTGTTGGTGTAGATACACCAAAATTCTCAAGTGTCACTCTAAAGCGATACTGTAGTTTTGGCATCAACAAACCTTGTGTTGATGCAGATGCGTCGCTCGCTAGTGGTACTGTAATTTTTGAGAGTGTTGAAATTGCCATAATGTTTTACTCCTGTTACAAGTATTTATCATTCAAGAGCCCCGTATTCCAGGGGCTCTTTTTATGAATTATAATCCTGCAATCTCCCCTGTGTTTTTAAGTCTTAATGGAATGTAAATAAATTCCACAGCCTTAACTGGTTCAATTGCTATATCTAAATATAGTTCGTTTCTATCAATTCTACTAGGTGTATTATTTGATTCGTCACAAACTACAATGTAGTCGTATAATGCTCTGCTACCTACTAGTTCTAACATTAAACTTTCAGCCGCTTGTTTGATCTCATCACGTGTGATTTTATCATTTGGCTCAAAGATATAAGGTTTAGCAAGTTTATTAAGTTGACTACGTAAGTATATTACTAGTCTTGCAACATTTACTCTATCTAATGCACTAGCATTTTTTGCTCTAGTCTTTTGACCAAAACATACAAGTCCTGCACCAGTAATAAACGTAATTGGGTTTACACTAATTCCAAACAACGTATCACGCTGTCCTTCATTAAGTGCAATCGAAACAAATTCGCCTTCCTTATCAATGTATCCTGTTGCTGTAGCGTTTGTTACACCACCACGTCTTGTTCCTGCTGGAGCAAACCATGGAAATGAAACTTGATCGCTTAATGCAATAGTTCTAAGCATCATGTGACTTGGCGGAACAACAATGTTGTTACCAGCGTTATCACTTGTGAAGCCCCATGGATAGTAAACACCTAAGTATTCGTCTCTGCTTACTAAGCCATCTGCGTTATCTTCAACTGCAAGAGCAACGTTTGTGCCCCATTCGTTTAGTGCGGTAGCACTTGAATCTAATGTTGCTGGTGAATCACCTACGATAAATGCTGTTAAGCCTCTATCAAAGTTTAGAGAAATCATTTCACCTATTAGTTCTGGATAACCCGGAGCCGCCATTAAATTAAAGATTCTTGATTCATCATCTCTAATATCTTGGTTGCTATTAATCATTGATTGCATTGCTTGTACAACAACTGCTCTTTGTGCTGATTGTCCAAACTTACCTGAACCGTCTGCATTATTCATTGACTCTGTTACCCATCTATGTGGATAGTAAGCCGACATAGGAACATCTCCTTGTCGTCCGTTGTCTGCTGTTAAGTCAATATAGTTACGTACAAATTTCTTTACATTAAAGCCACTTCTACGTGTGTTAAACAAAATCATGCCTTTTGGATATAGTGCAGGATCTGGAGCATCAAAGTCTAAGAAGTTACTAGTTAACAATTCAGTTATAGTTGCTTCTTTGCTGTTTGCACCCGCTGTTGACCAACGAGCATCTGCAAATAATACACCATCTTGAGTTGTTTGATCTGATGAATCTAACAATTCCCAAAGTTGTTTAGCATGTGACCAGCGATAAATCTCTGGATACTTGTCAATATTAGTTGTATTAATCCAAATGTCACCATCTTTAAGTGGAGTTCCATCTGACTGTCCTGTTAATGCTTCTGGCTCAGTAGCACTTACAATTGGTCCTGCAGGGTCAGTTTTATCTCCTGCCGCCGCCGCAAAGTACGGACTAGATGCATCTTGATAACCTACCCAAGTAGTACCATTGTGAATCATAATGTCTGCTTCGTCAACAACAGAATTGTACCATAGTGTACCATCTACTGCTAATGCTGTAGGAGCAGTTGGACCATTAGTTGCACTTAAAACTTTCCAGTTTGTAGCAATAAAGTCTGCACTTGTATCACCTGCTGGAGCATCATATAAGTTTGTAGTATCTGTTGTACTAAAACCAATTTGTGCCAAATGACCACTTGTGTCTTTTATTCTAATGTCACCGCCTTTATTATGTGAAATTACAACTCTGTTGGAACTATCAACACTTGCACTTACGTTTGTAAGTCCTGCTGAGTTAATTGCGCCTGCAATGTCATCTGCATCACCTGCATCACCTGCTACTGATACACTTACTGTAATTGCACTACCTAATGATGCACTGCCTACAATTGACTCTTGAAGAGTAAATGATGCTGTACCACTAGATGCTTGTGTTGAAACTGCACTTGATGTAATTGTTGTTGCGCCTGTTGCTGAACGTTTATACACTTTAAAGTTTGCAACTAGATCAGTTGCTTCACCGTCATTTGATTTAATGTAAAGTGAATCAGTTGAAAGGTTTACACCTCCTCCTGATTTATCTAATGTAGCAAGTGCCGCATGGTTTGTGCTAAAGATTGGAACATCTTTGGTATCCCAAAGTTTTGTAGCATCATTCCAACATTTGATTGCCCATTTTGCACCTTTATTAGGTGATGTAGTTTTCGCCCAAATACTTCCTGTTGGACGTGGAGTTGTATCATTTGCACCAAACTCGGGAACACTTGTATGAGGGGCAATATTCAACGCCGGTGCCGCATATGTTCCTGCTGTAAGGCCCATATCAGTCAATGCGCCTGAACCTTCTGCAAGTACAATATTAACACCTGTTGAGTGTAATCTTAGTATATCGTTAGCCGCTTCAACTGATGCAGTAACACCTGAAATACTCAAGCCGTTAATTACTGCCGCTAATGCTGTTGCGGATGTTGCGTTTGCTGTTACTGTTGTACCGTTAATAGTAAAATCCAAACCTGAAGTTGTTGTAGCACCAGCAGTACCTGATACTGTAGACCAACTTGCTTTCCATGCGCCAGTTCCTACTTCAACCCATGTACCACTTTCGTTTTTGTAATACAGTTTGTGTAGTGTACTTGCCGCTGTTATAGCATAGTCACCAACTGCACCTACTGATGTTTTTGGTGCACCTGTTGCAACTCCACCAACTAATTTTGT